AGGAAGACGCGGCGTGGGTGAGTAGCCGGCTCGGGACGGCCACGGTGATCGGCAAGAGCGCCAACGCGGGGCGACAGCGCGGCCAGGTGCTCGTCGGTCAGGGCGGCTACGGCAAGGGCGAGATCGGGCGGCCGCTGCTGACGCCCGAGGAGATCCAGCAACTGCCCGAGGGCTGGATGATCCTCAACGGCCTGCACGCGCGGCCCGCCCTGGTGCGCGCGCTCCCGTGGTACAAGCAGCGCGCCTTGCGGCGTCTGGTCGGACGCGCGCAGAGGCGGCAAACCGTGGCCGTGGCTACCGTGGCTACCGCTGCCACGCCGATCTCTATTGACACGCCCCCCGCTGGCGAGCACGTCACCGTCGGCGAATCGGCGTAACGCCTCTTTCTTTTTCCCAGCAGCACAGTCGTCGCCGGCAGAAGGAAAGCGTACGATTGCTCCACAGACGGTGATGGGGCGGCTTTCCGCGATCGGGAGGTGGCGATCCTCTGCCGCTCTTATCGGGCGGCTACTCGTTTCTCAGGCGGTACCCGCCTTGCGCAACACCTGCCCTATCGTATCAGCGCCATGGCCGCAACCGCCGACTACTGGGGAAAAGAATAGAACTGCTACGCACCCCCCGACGCGGCCGCCCGTCGTGCGCCGTCGTGGCACAGGTCGCCGCGCGCCCGCGCCCACGGGGAGTCGCCGTTACCCTATTGGTTACATCGTTACCAATCCTCGACCAGAAAGCCCACGGTTTTAGCCGTGGGATGAATGGGCGTCCATAGAGCGCGTCAGCGCGTCCGTTGCTCCGCGATGTACCGCTTGATCGTGTCATTCGACACATCGCCGGCCGTCCCGCAATAGTAGCTCCTTGTCCAGAAGCTTGGGAGCCTGAGCAGGTGCGGAAACTCCTGGCGTAGGACGCGCGATGATTGCCCCTTGATGCGGTACATTAGTTGATCCGGCGCGATATTCGGCGGGGCGTTCAGAAAAAGGTGGACATGATCGGGCATCACTTCCAGCGCCAGCAGGTGGCACCCTAACGCCTCGACCTGTGCGTCAATCAGCGCCCGCGCACGTTCCCCCACCGCGCCAACAAGGAGCGCTTTGCGGCGCACGGGTATCCACACGAAGTGATAGTTGATGAGCGTGACCGATGTCCGCTCCCGTCGATAGCTTGTATCCATCAACGACAGTATAGTATACTTAGGAGGATAGCGCCGGATGTTCCGGGTCGCTGTTCCCCCGGATGTTCCGGGCTTCCCTAGCGTGGATAGCGGTATGAGGTGATCCGCTATCTGGAGACCGGCAACGGTCCTTCCCCGTCGTGCTTCAGAGGGGCATCGTTGTAATGGCGATGTTCGTTCGATGGGGAGCGGTGCATGGCACTCCGCTTGTCCTGGTCAAAAGGACAACTGACACGCTCGAAAGGGCGGGCCAGCAGCTCCATGAATACCCACATCAGGTGGGGGCTACATGCGAGAATCCCACTCCTTTAGGGGTGGGAGTGTCAACAATAGACCTCGTAGACCTCGCGCCCGCACGCGCGGGGAGCCGCCGAGCAGGAGGAAAAAAAAGGTGTGAGTCACACCCTCGCGCCCGCACGCGCGGGGAGCCGCCCAAAACGGTTCTTGTTACGAACCGTTTTAAGGCCTCGCGCCCGCACGCGCGGGGAGCCACTCTCAAAAACAGCGGTTACATTGTCACTACTGTTCTCGCGCCCGCACGCGCGGGGAGCCGCCCCGTGAAACAACATGTTATTAATATTAATAATCCTCGCGCCCGCACGCGCGGGAAGCCGCCGTTGCCAGATAGTGAATTAATTCACTATCTGGCACTCGCGCCCGCACGCGCGGGGAGCCACTGTTGCCAGGTGATGAATTAATTCATCACCTGGCCTCGCGCCCGCACGCGCGGGTGCGGGGAGCCGCCACTAGCGATGCATGCCCCCGATAAACGGTCTACCCGCACGTCCCATGTGGCATGCTAAAGGTGCGGGCGGTCTGCGGTGTGTTTTGGAGCTACTCACCGTGGGCCGCTCGCCCTACGTGGCCCCGCGCGGAGCCGGCCGCTTAGGGTGTGCTGTCTCGGTGTTCGGCCTGCTGCCAACGGTCACACCGCTCACGCCAGGTCGCCTCGTGAGTGTTTGCGATGAACTTAGCCATGGGGGCGTTGTTACCCTCACTGACAACGTAGCCGCGTAAGTCATCATACACAGCCCACTTTTGCGAGAAACGATGAGGGCGCGCGACAAAGCGTAGGCGAGGCGTCATAGTCCTCTAAACAACCTGAGCCACCACGGCACCTGTCGCCTGGCCCGGCGCAGTTCCGCCGCCTCCTGCTCGGCGACCTCGGCACGGTGGCGCTCACGGCCTAGCTCTTCGCGCACTGCGCCTAACTCACGCTGTGTCCGGTCGAGGTGGTCGACCAACGGGGCGACAAGCTGCTCCACGATGGTCTGCACGGCGGCAGACTGGACGCTCGTGTCTGCCAGGCTTGCCAGGCTTGCCCCGCGTACTAGGCGTGCCTGGCTGTCTAGCGTGCTTGGCTGTCCAGTGTTGGCGGTGTCACTGTCGAGGGCATCACGCCGGCCCATCCACTCATCGAGCGTGGCCAAGCTGATGCGGTACTCGGAGCCACGCGGACCTTTGACGCGCCAGGATGGCAAATGACCGGGATGACCGCCACGCGCTTTCAAGGCACGCCTGATCGTGCGATCGGACACGCCGGCGTGCGCCGCGGCCTCATCGACGGCCAGGCCGGCGTCGTTAGACACACCAGCGCCGGCGTGTCCAGTGTCTAGGTTGTCTAGGTTGTCCATCATCGCCGCTAGTGTACCACGCCCTAACATCACGAGGGACGCGCATGGTAGCTGGAGCCTTAACCGGCTACAGACCCGCGTCAATACCCTCCAGGCGAAGCGGGCGGCAGGTGACACAGATGGGCTCGGTCGTCATCGCACCCGTCGTCTGTATGGATGCGTGCAAGGGTGTGCGGCGGGTCCGGCGTGAGAAGAGCATGCCGGGCGCGATAGGTCGGCCGCACACGCTGCACGCAAGCTCCGCGACGGCGCGGTAGGCGGTCGTGACGACGCCGGTATCCAGTGTCGCGCGCCCGACCTGATGACTCTTCACAGGGACCCTCACCATCACCTACCCCCTCCTACAACGAGTCTAGCACGTCCTCAACGCGACGGGCCGTTCGCGTGATGCGAACGGCCCTGAGATACGCATGGGACAACGGGCAAGGCTAGCTTGCCGGGGCGACGGTCTCGTGGAGCACGCCGGTCGTGTCCTGTGCCGTCTGTTGCTCTTTAGCCCACGCCGCTGGGCTGTACCCCTCCCCGGCCTGCGCGCGTGGGATCAGCACGTCACGCTCGTACGAGGCCATGGCCTCGGTGAGATCTGTGATCGTATGCGCCACGCTGGCGGCCCGCTGGTAATTGCCCAGCGTATCATCGGTGCCGTCGATATACCCGTTTAGAACACCCGAGAGTGCGACAAGCACGCGCTCCACGCTATCAAACGGCAGGTCGAGCAGCGGGGCGGCGTCGAGCGCCGCGCTTGTCTCCGTGGTGTCTCTGTGGGGTGCCACCTTCCCCCGATGCGCGGCGAAGGCTTTCAGGAGATACGCCGTTGCCTCCAGGGGCAACTTAAGCTCCTTATAGCCGTCATACACGTCGGCCGTCTCGATGGCCCACACGGGATGCTCACCAATCACGCGGCGCAAGATAGTCACGGCAGCGCGCAGGACCGCACGCTCGACCGAAACCACATCGGTGCACACGATCCCCGGCTCCAACCTCGACTCCCATTTATAGTGCATAGGGCGCTGTGGGCGCAGCGGCGCATGAGGCGCGGTCAAGTCGGGGTTATCATCCTCGGCGAGGTCAGCCACCACTTGCGCGGTGTCTTGCGCTAGCACGAAGTTGGGTGTCAGTTGTGCGGTATGTGTCGTACTCATGGTCGTGAAAACTCCTCCAGTGAATCATTGGTGCTGTAAGCGGGGCATGCATGCGGTGACGCGGGGCTTCATGGATTGTGAGGGGAGGGCGGCCCGCGTGCCCACGGCGCACGCCTGTACGTGGTGAGGCTCTCACGCATGCCCCACCTCTCCCACGCGCCCTATGCTCTCGTGCCCGCCCTCGGCCAGGACGCCCATCAGGTGCTGCGTCGCGCGCATCCACGCGCCCTCGTCCCCCGCGCCGATCTGTTGCCAGCGCGTGGCCCCTAACGCGTCGTGGCCGTCCTCACGCTCGATCACGTAGGGGCGCGTCCCTCTACCGTCCTCATCATCATCGTTAGAGGAGGTTGGGGCGCTCTCGCGTAACTGGACGATGCGGTAGCGCGCGTCCTGCCAGGCGAGGCGAGGCAGTGAGGGGTGTAGGGCTAGCGGTTCGGGCGCCGCTGCGGGTGTGGTGATGGTGGCCGTTGCCGGCGTGATCCGGTTGGGCACGGTCCGCACACCCTTCCTGGTCGCTGTTGTCCGTGGCGACGCGGCCTTGCCCCTCGTCTTACCCGTAGCCTTACGCGTGGAGGTCGCCGCGCGGCGTGTGCCCTTGCGTGACGTGGCGCGCGGGCGCTCCTGCGCCTCGACGAGCGCACGCAGGAGGTCTGGGTCAACGGTCAGGGCCTCAGCTAGGCGCGGCGCCATAAAAGGCGACGGGCGACGCGCGTCCTCCTCATACGCTTTGACGACGCCAGACTGGATACCGAGCGCGTTCCCCAGTTGCGTGCGGGTTAAGCCTTTCTCCTCACGCGCCGCCACAAGGTATGCACCGAGCGTCGTGACGGTAGGGTCTGGGTCGTCAGATACAACGGCGGGGCCTGAGTCATCAAGTACGTCGGACAGGCGACGCGACACCGGCCTGGTCGCTCGCGGTCGCCGCTCCACCTTGGGAGAGAGATCGGGAGCGGTGGCGTCCCATGACGCGCCTCTCTCTTCGTCGGGGGCAACGAGACGCGCCGCCGCGGCGGGGTCTGCGCGGTACAAGTCGATGGTCGCGTCCCGCGCGGCGGTGGGGGTGAGCTCGCCGGCCACCATGCGCCGGTTGACTTCGGCGCGTGACATCGGCGGCACGGTCGGCGTGCTGGTGTTCATGATGCGCTCCTACCCGCTGTGCGGGCTATCAGGCGATCAAAGGTACCCATGATGCGCGCTCCGTCCGGCGCCGTCGTCCATCTCATCGCAGCCCGTGAGTTCCGCGAGGAAGGCGCGGCATGGGTCGCCATAGGCCGTGTCCACGTCCGCGAGTACCGCTTCTTCCAGCCGCGTCGTGAGCTGCCGCGTCGCAATCCGCAGCCGATACTGCGCGCCCAAATCGGCGCCGTCGTCTTTTAGCGGGTCGAGCGTGAGCACGAGAACTTGCAGAACCTCAATCGCCTGATACAACACATCGGCCTCAACGTGGATCGGGTTGCCGCTGGTAGGGCTGTCATGCACATGAGGGATCAAAACCTCAATCGTGTCCCGGCTGCGGCGGATGCCGCTCTCCCATGGGCGCTCTTTTGGGGCCGACGTGCGTGTGCTGTTTGTAGCGTGGTCGGTGTGGTCAGTCATAACTCATACTCCTTGCTGGGTCGTGTGCGTGACGAGGCGCTGAAAGATAGCGTCAATACGTGTCTCCTGGGCTGGTGTCGCGACGGACGCCCACGCGATGAGGCGTCCGTTATGGGTCATGTAGGCGATGTCGTCGTAGACATAGCGCATCCAGGACGGCGTGTAGGGCGCCGAGGGTGCCGGTGGCGCTAGCTGTGGGGTGGTCATTGGCGTAGGCTCCCGGCGACCGTCCTGGCATTCCAACGGTCAGCAAAAGTATTCCAGGCGGCGCATTCCTCTATCGCAGCTTGGTTATTGGGAAGAAACCGGCCCTCGCCGGCATAGCGATAGGTAGGGCGCTCGGCGGCGATCTCGGCGGCCGCCCCCGCATCACAGGATGCGGAGGCCATGGTGATAGCTGGTGTGCTGCGCATCGTCTACGCTACCCGCATTAACGCGTAGTGCAAGGCCGCCACTTCACGCTCCAAGCCGTCCACCTGGCACCACAGGACCGCATAGCTATCGTCGCGCGCGTCGGCGTCGTGCAGCGCCCGACGCGCGTGGGTGAGCCTGGCCTCGGCGGCGTCGGTCTCGGCGTCGAGGGTGGCGACGACGGGAGGCGTGGTCATGACGGGCCGCACGATGCCACTGGGGGCACCGGCCGTCATGGGCACGACCACCGGGGCCTCGGCCTCCTTCTTGACGAAGAAGGCCACGTTCAACGCCCGGACGTACCGCTGATGTTTACAAGGCTTCCGCGCGGGACACGAACACGAGTTAGCTGAGGTCTCGTAGTAGACGCTGGGGTTAGATCCCGATTGAACGCGGTACCAGCCCCGGTGCGCTGTGAGCTTCACGGACGGCTTGTAAGTGCTGGCCGCCGTCGCGCGTTTGGCCGTAGACTGGGAGCTGGGTATGGGGTGGTTCTGCATGGCTCTTCTCCTGTACCTACCGCCCGGTGATCGTGTGAACGACGATCACCGGGCATTTGTATTTATGGGAGCTATCTGCTCCCTACCCCTGTAGTATAGCATCCCGTAGAGTCTGTGTCAATCTATTACATTGTTTAAGATGGTGGATAGTGGTACAGTATGGGTGGATAGCACGTAGTAGACTAAGGAGGTATGCAGAATGAATGCAGTGGGAGTGTTAGAGATGCCCATAGATGACAAGACATGGCAGGTCACGGTCCGGCTACCCCGTGACCTGGAGCCCGCCGTGAAAGAAGTAGCGCGCCAGCGGCTAGTGCCGCCAACGATCGCGCTACGGCAACTCATTAAAGAGCGGCTCGACCAGCTCGCGGCGGACTCGCGGCGACAGGAGCGCGAGGGGGAGCGATGACTACTGACGAAAGGGGGATGGCGAAAGCCTCCTAGTGGGAGTTGGTTGAGCACACAGACACTAGAGCACTCTACGTTCTGGTGCGGACAGGCGGCAAAATCACCTCCGTATGTGATCTCAACTTGCTCGCCGAGGGCGTTGTACGTGACGAGCACGATGCTGTCCGTGAGGATTGGACACGCTACGTCTATTATTTGAGCAAGGCACAGGCGCCATGGGCACGCAACCAACCATGGCGCACACTAGATCGCGCCCGGAGACCCGCACGCTTTACCCCGCCACGGCTAGCCTTCCGTGCGCCACGGGAGGGGATGGTTCCCCTCTCTCGCCTGATATGTCACTACTGCGGCCAGACCTCACTGGAAGGATTAATCGACTCAGAGGGGTGGGTCTACTTTCCTGTGTCCTGCCGAGCATGTGGTCACCAATGGGACGACACGATACCCTACTCGGAGAGGTTTCTGAGAGCGCTAACGAGAGCTTCCAAAAAACGCCGAGCCGCTGCCCGAGGCAAGGGACACCATCAAAGCGAGGCGGGTCAGTGAACGGGCAAGGCGGTTTCATTGACGATCGCGACGCCTATACGCCAGCCGAACCCGCCATCGGCGACGACTTCCCGTGCGCGACCTGCGGCGAGCGCCCACCGCGACCAGGGCGGGTGCGCGGCCAGGAGTGCCTCGACGCCGAATGGTTGCGCCTGCGCGCCAAGGACCCGGCGTGGTACGAGTGCCACAAGGATTATCACCGGCACGGCTAGGGCGTCTGTCTGTTGAGGGAATGTGATGAAACGATATGACGGGTAAGTGGGAGCGCAAGAGTCCGGCTCTGTGGACGTATCGGCTCGTGGGCGCCACGCGACCATATGGGTATGTCGGGAAATACAAGGGGTCCGGGCGCTCCGACGCCGACTGGGACGCGACGGTCACAGCACACCACCTTGACGACGATGTGACCATCGCCGAGGGCGTATCGTTCGATGACGCCAGGGCGGCGCTGGAGCAGCACGCCCAGCAGCATGCCGACCCGGTGGACGGAGCGGGAGATAGGGGCACAGGTCTATGAACGCGGCGTCCTTGATCCGCTGGATTGAGCGCTCACCGTACCTCCACGAGGCGCGTGTGACAACCGCCGCCGGCGCGGACCTATACGTCGGCTACGTCGCCGTCACGCCGGACGCCGCTGTGTGGCGCGGCTATGTTGGCCGGGGGTTCGTCCTGCTCGGGATCGGGCCGTGCGCGGTGATGGAGCGCGCCGTCGAGCAACGGGTCGCGGAGCTTCTGCAAGGCGACGACACGGCGACTAAAGGTTGTTTAGACACGAAGTGACAAGGAAGGGGGGAGATTAGTTATGAGAATGTTTGTTCTCACAGAAAACACGAGGGATGTATGGTCACGAAAACGGAAGTGACTTCCGAAAGTAGCCACCGCACGGGTCGGCCCACACGGTTCAGCGATGACACGATGAACGTCCTAGCCGGCCTGTATCCCCATGTGCATAGTCGGCGTGGACTCGTAGACATCGCCTATCGCCAGCGCGCGATCGGGGTTCTCAAGGACATCCCTGCATGTCACTGGTTATGCGACTTTACGGCTATGAAGCAAGGCGGCGAGAACTCCTGGCAACCCGGTATTCTGACGGAACTGGGGCGCATTGACGACCTTGACACCCTGATCGCCGCCGCTATACAGGTATGTGAGCGTCAGCCGTCGCGTGAGGACGCGATACACCTGATACGTCGGTACCGGACCACGCCGCGTCCTCCTCTACCCGATCAGCTAGCCACCGAGATACTGGGCGCCATCAACGGCTTTATCCGGCGTTATCCGGGGACCACCTGGCCCGCGGTCCACGACGCCCTGGACCTCGCACAAGTCGCCGTACGTGGCGCACAACAGGACGTTGAGGATCGCCAGCCCTAGAGGGGGGAGTCATGACCACGACATCGACCACCATCAGCGACACCGTAGACGAGGGCTATCCTGGCGCGCGCGTGGTCGCCGCGGCGGTCGTCGCGCCGCTGGACCAACGTCCCGCCGCTGTCTATCTGGCGCGGTTGGCCGTGGGCGCGCGCCGCTCCCAGCTCGGCGCGCTGCGCACCATGGCCCACCTCCTGGCCGGCGCGGACGCCGACCCCTTCATCCTGCCCTGGCAGCAGTTGGGCTATCAGCACACCCAGGCGCTGCGCACGCAGCTTGCCGCGCGGTATGCACCGGCCACCTGCAACCGCATGCTGGCGGCCCTACGTGGCGTGCTGATGGAGTGCTGGCGCTTGGGCCTGATGGACGCCGAGGCGCGGGCGCGAGCGTCCGATGTGGCGGCGGTGCGCGGGACCACGATCCCACGCGGTCGCGCGCTCAAGGGCGGCGAGCTGCGCGCCCTCTTCGCCGTCTGCTCTGATGGGAGCGCGGCAGGGGCGCGGGACGCGGCTCTCCTGGCGACGCTCTACGCTGGTGGCTTGCGTCGCTCCGAGGCCGTCGCGCTCGACCTCGCCGACTACGACCCGACCTATAGCGCCGACGCGAGCGCGCTGACGATCCGACATGGCAAGGGGCATAAGGAACGCGTCGTCTACGTCCAGAACGGGGCGCGCACGGCCATGGGCGACTGGCTGGCGATCCGGGGTGACGAGCTGGGGCCGCTCTTCCTGCGGCTGCGCAAGGGCGGCGTGCTCGTACCAACCCGCTTGACCGACCAGGCCGTACTGGACATTCTCCAGCGGCGCTGCGTGCAGGCCGGGGTGAAGGCGTGCTCACCACACGACTTACGGCGCACGATGATTAGCGACTTGCTCGACGCCGGCGCGGACATCTCGACCGTGCAGAAGCTGGCCGGCCACAGCAACGTCACCACCACCCAGCGCTATGACCGCCGCGGCGAGGCCGTCAAAGCGAAGGCGGCCGGATTGCTGCATGTGCCCTATGGTAGGCAGGGGTAACGGGAGTGGCTATGTGCATCTTGGCGTAAGGCCACATCTAGGGGCCGGTGCTGCATATAATGGATGCAGCACCGCACCACATAAACAAGACCCTGTACAGAACAAAGGCCGTAGTAATTGAAATGCTAGAGCGTGACTATATCTTCCTGAGTGCACAGCAGTTTGCCGAGTGTACAGGTGACATTGCGGCTCCTTGCCCACGGTGTGCGTCGCTCGCCCGCATGGATGCTCCTAAAGAGACCAAGGGCGTTATTGCCGGAAAGATGACGCGCGTCAGATACATCGTGTGTGGGAAGTGCGGATTACGGCTTTGTCTCCCTGGTACAGAGGATCTCGGAAACGACGATCACAAAGAGCACGCCCGTCGCGCCCGTCATTTCGAGAGGACGTTTGATACACGAACCCATGTGGAAAAGCAACGCGTCAAGAAGGCTATTGAAACGCGCATCCGTCAGTGGATGGCTGATAATGATCTTGCGCCTACAGTCGATGGGATAACAGGCGTAGACCTGCGCTCCTTACGACATGAGGCGCTAGCCAAGATGTACTACGGAGCCACAGAGGACCTGGAACTCGTAGAACCCGAGATACGAACGGTCGGCGACGTTAGGCGTAAACTGGACAGTATCCTGGAACGTATAGTCACGAGTTCCCCTGCGTTTATCGAACAAGATGAGATCGCCGCCCGCTCCTGGACCACCATCACGCGCGACGGAGTCGCCGCCCCGATGGCTATTGACAGCAATTAACCCATTCGTATATACTTACAATAGTACATTAATAGATTGGGGCGAGCGCGGCAATTATACCGTGCCCCCGCCGGCACCGAGTGGGATAGGCTAGCCGAAGCCCTTGGAGATGCCCACCACCATGATCCCCTAGGACACTGTGTCCTTTTTGGGGCTTTTTTCATGAGCAAGGGCACCCACCACCGCCAAACGGTCACGTTATGGCGGTTTTTTTGTGCCCGGATTCGCTTGCAGGAGCATCCGAGATGAGAGACAAAGCCGAACGACGCGGCCGACCCGTCACGCCGCTACCTAAGCGCAGTCATGGCTTGCACATCCCCGTCACCGAACAGCACTTTGAGATGCTCCGACGTGAGGCTGAGGCGGCCGGCTACTTCGACCTAGCGCCCTACATCCGCGAGGTCAAGCTACAAGAGCCTCCACTGATCTGGGTGCGCTCAACAGGAGGCTCGACCGCCGCATAGTCAGCAGTAGCCAACACGAACATTCTCCCCCGTTTTCTAACGCACAACCGCCGTCCAATTGGACGGCGGTTTTTTGTTGCCCTTCGGCACGCCTTTTGTGAGGAGTCCCCATGGATACCGACATTGTTCAACAGTTGATTGACCTGACTGACGGTAGCTATTACGTTCCCGACGATGCCCTCTCGCCTCTTGCACGAGAGATTCTGCGCGAATTCGTCACCCCCATTGTCGGCCATTATGGTCGTGTGGTGTGGCCCATTGGAGACCTCACAACCGACCTGTAACGACGATGCGAGGGCAGAGCACTTCCCCAGACGCACTAAGGGCCTGTGGCTGCTTACAGGCCCTTAGTGCGTCTTTTCTAGCCAGGCCACCGATTACTGTCTATTGACCCTGTACGTGTTTATCACATATAATACACGTATGAAGAAAAACGCCACGTTCAGTCTAAGCGAGGAGGCGATACGCCTGCTTGCTGTGCTCGCCGCGAATAGGGGTATTAGTCGGACGGCCGTTCTAGAGTTGCTGATCAGGGAAGCGACGCGCAAAGAGGAGAAAGATCGTCGCGCGGCGGTAGAGATGACGCCGGTAGAGATGACCCGATAAGCAAAGGCGTCACCTGCTCGCGACCATCACACCGCGACCACATGACGCCTAAAACGTGTCAGGGAGTTGAGCCCCTGACGTAGCCCAACGAAGAGGACGATTATGGCAATCTTCGCCAGACCTGTATCCATTTTACCACAACACCGCAAGGGCGGCGCCTTATGGTAGCGCAGACACTCTCTGCCCTTGAAGTAGCGCGCGCCACCAAGACCCGCGGCTACCCCCCATTGCCCGTCGCTTTTAAAGGTAAAAATCCATTGCCCACGGGGTGGCCAACGCTTGTCCTCGACGACGATGACCTACCCGCGCACTTCCCCGAAAATGAACGACCGCTCAATGTTGGCGGATTGCTGGGTGAGTTAGCGGGCGGCCGCGTCGATGTAGACATCGACGCACGCGAAGCGTGGAGCATCGCCGCCCAGTTTCTCCCCCCGACGGAGGCCGTATTTGGACGGCGCAGCTGCCCACGGTCACATTACGAATTTGTCGTCACCAGCGGGCCGATCCCGCGTATTGTAGAGTACCTGGACCCCCTGCTTGAAAAGGGAGATGCGCGCGTCAAGTTAGTCGAGATTCGTGGCACCGCACACCACACCGTCATGCCCGGATCGATCCATAGTTCGGGCGAAGAAGTCTGTTGGAACCAGGACGGAGAACCAGGCGCGGTCGATGCCCCGGATCTTGAACAACGCGCGGCCACGCTCGCCTCTGCCACACTGTTAGCACGCTACTGGCCAACGGGTGCGCGGCATGATACGGCTTTGGCGTTGGCTGGGGCGCTCCTGCGCAACGGCTGGACTCCTGAGCGGGCCGAACAATTCATCGTCGCCGTCGCCTCGGCCGCTGGCGACACCGATGAGCGCGACCGGCGCACGGCCGTGCAAACCACCGCCACGAGGCTCACAGCCGGTGAGACCGTGTTCGGTATCCCGCGTCTTAAAGAGTTGCTCGATGCACGGGTGGTTGATCGCGTCGTCGCGTGGTTACACCTTGTTGAGGTGGCCAAACCACGCACCGCGACCCCAGGCGCGGTGCGACCGCCGACGAGGGCGGATGCCCCAGGGGCTGTACCGGAGGTTGGACGATTCCACCTCACAGACCTCGGCAATTCAGAGCGCCTGGTAGCGCAACACGGGGAACGCCTGCGTTATTGCTACGCGTGGAATAAATGGCTGGTTTATGACGAAGGCTACTGGCGCGCTGATCGTCCCGGCTTGGTCGTCGCGTTGGCCAAAGAAACCGTCCGCTCAATCTACAAAGAGGCGGCCGACGAGCCCGATGACAAGGTGCGTGCCGCTATAGCCTCCTGGGCTAAGGCGTCTGAATCACATAGCCGTATTGGCGCCATGGTCGCGCTGAGTCAGTCCGCGCTTCCCATCGACCACACCGAGTTCGACCGCGACCCCTGGCTACTCAATTGCCGCAACGGGACGCTCGATCTCAATCGCGGCATCTTGCGACCGCATGACCCCGCGGACTGGCTGACTAAGCAGGTGCCGCTGGCGTACGACCCTGACGCCCAGGCTCCCATGTGGCGCGCGTTCCTGCATTCCATCATGGGCGAGGACGACGACCTCGTCGCCTTCCTGAAACGTGCGGCGGGGTATTGCCTCTCGGGCAGCACGCGCGAACAGTGCCTATTCTTTATGCACGGCAGCGGCAGCAACGGCAAGAGCACATTCCTCCTGACGCTGCAATCCGTATTAGGCCCGTACGCCATGCAAGCCAAAAGTGATCTGCTCATGGCCAAGGCCCACCAGGACCACCCGACCGAGGTCGCGGACCTGTTCGGCGCGCGCCTGGTCGTCTCTATTGAGGTGGAAGACGGGAAACGCTTTTCTGAGTCGATGCTCAAGCAGCTGACCGGCGGTGATAAGATACGCGCCCGCCGTATGCGCGAGGACCACTGGGAGTTCGACCCGACCCACAAGATTATGCTCGCAGCCAACCATCGCCCCGCTGTACGCGGGACCGATCACGCCGTGTGGCGCCGCATCCATCTCATCCCGTTTACGACGACGATCCCGGAGGAACAGAAGGATGTGAACCTGCCCGAGAAGTTGAGGGCCGAGGCGCAGGGCATCTTGACATGGATGGTCGAGGGGGGTGCCGAGTACATGCGCGCCGGCCTGCGCGTTCCGGGGGCAGTGCGGGCGGCGACCGCGGGCTATCGCGAGCAGATGGACCTCATCGGCCAGTTTCTGAACGATCGTTGCGACGTCGGCCCCACCCTCAAGGACACGACCGCCAACCTGTACCGCGCATATTGCGCCTACTGCGAGGATAACGGCGAGAAAAGCGTGTTAAGCAACCGGCGGTATAGCGATGCGCTGACCGAGCGGGGTTTCGCGTTAGTGCGCGGCACGGGCGGGGTGCACCTGCGGAAAGGGCTGCGATTACGCCCCGACGTGCCACCGGACGATGGGTGGTTTGACGATGGGGCAGCTGGGTTTACCCCCTCACCACCCTCCGCCCCACCCTTTAGTGACGTAAGTGACGTGAGTGACGTTAAATCTACTATAAACGGGGATTTAATTTCTCACGAGGGTGTTATACCGAAAATAACGTCACTCACGTCACTTACGTCACTATCAGCCAAGGAGTGGGTCCACGATACCGAAAACCATCCTAACGATGAAGGGGGCGCTGTTAACCTCGTTAACCTCGTTAACCTCGTTAACCTTTCCGTACCCAACCCACGCGGGCGCGCAGGTGCACACACACACGCACGCACACAAGATGAGTGTGAAAAGGTTAAGGAGGTTAAGGAGGTTAATCCAGAAGAGGTCGTGGGCGGGGCTGGCAAGGAGTCGTTACGTCCGTGCCCCGGCTGCGGGACACCAACCCTTCACGGCTGGACGTGTCGGGGGTGTCGCCTCGGGCAGCCGCCCGCGACGGCGGTTGTAGAGTCGGCAGACCGGCCGGTGGAGCCGTCAGACGCGCCTAGCGCCATCCCCGCCGCCGTGGTGCGCGACGAGGGGCCAGCGGCGCCCTACACGATGCTGACGACGGCCCGCGACGTTGAGGACATGCTGACGAGCGTGCGCGCCGCGCCAATCGTCGGCCTGGACACGGAAACGACGGGACTTGACGCGCTGACCGACCGCCTGCGCTTGATCCAGATTGCGACGCCGGGTGCGGTGTACATGCTCGATGCGTTCGCGCTCGACCCGCGGCTGATTGCGCCGCTCCTACAGGGAGACGGGCCGCTAGTGGTCGGGCACAACCTCAAGTTTGATGTGAGGTTCTTAGAAAGCGCCGGCATTCCGCTACCAGCGGGACAGCGCCTGTTCGATACGATGCTCGGCGCACAACTTCTGGGCGCGGGCGCGGGGCCGTCGGTTAGGTATGGTCTGAAGGACGTCGCCGAGCGTGCGTTGGGCCTCACAATAAGCAAGGATGAGCAGAAATCGGATTGGTCGGGTCCACTGCGCCCAGAGCAACTGAGCTACGCGGCGAAGGACGCCGCTATCCTGCCCGCGTTGGCGGAGCGCTTACGCGGCGACATTGACAGCGCCGGCCTCCAACGCGTGTGCGATATAGAGATGCGCGCGCTCCCGGCCATCGCGTGGGTCGAGCAGACGGGCGTGCCGTTCGACGCGACCGCCTGGACACGGCTGGCCGGCGCGGCGTCGGCCGAACTGGTCGAGGTAGAACGTGAACTGACGGCGGTCACAGGCACGGGCGGATTGTTCGAGGGGAGCAGTACCGTCAACTGGGGGAGCGCGCCGCAGGTGGCCGCTCTGTTGCGTGCGCGGGGGCATACGGTCACATCGACCGATGAGGCGGCGCTGCTAGAACTCGCGGAGGCCGGTGAACCCCTCGCCGCGCTGCTGCTGCGCCATCGTGACGCGGCGAAGCGGGCGAGCACCTATGGCGCTGACTATCTCAAGTGGGTGAATCCGCGCACGGGTCGCATCCACCCGCATTTCGGCCAACTCGGTTCCGACGCCGGGCGCATGACTTGTTCGTCGCCTAATCTTCAGCAGGTGCCACGCGACAAGCGGTATCGGGCGTGCATCCGACCGAAGGAGGGGCGTGTTCTGGTCAAATGCGATTATGCCCAAATCGAGCTCCGCCTGGCTGCCGAGATCGCTGGCGACAAGAGCCTCATTGAGGCGTTCCAGCGCGGGGACGACTTGCACGCGGTGACGGCGCGTACGGTACTCGGCAAGACGGACGTGACCAAGGATGACCGCCAGGCGGCCAAGGCCGTGAACTTCGGCCTGCTCTACGGCATGGGCGCGGAGGGGTTACGCGTCTACGCGAAAAACGAGTATGGGGTCCAATGGTCCTCAGAAAAGGCGGCGGCTGTGCGCGCCAAGTTCTTCGACACGTACCGGGGCCTGAAAGCGTGGCATCGCAGCCAGCCGGACGGCGCGCTCGACACCTCTACGGTGGCGGGTCGCCGCCGAAGCGGTATCACGGGTTTTACTCAGAAGCTCAATAGCCCGGTACAGGGCTCAGGCGCTGATGGTCTCAAGGCCGCGCTGGGACTGTTAGGGGAGACACGGGGGCGTGTCTCGTCTGCGGCGCCCGTTAACGTGGTTCACGACGAGATAGTGGTCGAGTGCGACCGTGACCAGGCCGAAGAGGCGCGGGCCTGGGTCATGGACGCGATGCGGAGCGGTATGGAAACCGTCTTACATCGCGTGCCGGCCGAGGTCGAGGCGACTATTTGTAGCGATTGGTCGGGAACGGCGCTCAACGGAGGTGCGCCGTAATCTGAAACCCAGGCTGTCCGCATAACCATTGTCCCCTACAGCTAGCGACTTACCCGTAGTTGTAGCGACTCAGAAGACCCGCCAATGTTGGCGGGTCTTTTCAATATGGAGACCTTGCCATGAGATTAGGAGTAAAATCCGCGCGCGTCCTGGTGTGGGAAGAGCGTGGGCGTATCTACGTGCTGTGGCGTAGCGCCGCGTATTGGGCCGACATCAAGCAATCGCTCAAGGAAACGTTCCCGCGTCATAGTCAAATCAGCTATGACGCGGGCCGGCAACGGTGGAGCGTGCCGGCGACGATGCGTCAACGGTTGGAGCAATGGCTAGTCTGGACATTCACGCGCGATGTCGTCGAATGGGTAGACGACGATCCGGTGAGTTTCTCCCGGTACGATCACCCCTCAAAAGAAACCGCCGCAACCGATAGCAGGGCGATGAAGGAGGCGTCATGACTGACCTCCAGCAGCTCGTCGCGGCGGCCCGCAAAGCCGGTTGGTCAGTCCGAAAAAGACGTGGCGGGCATCTCGTTTGGCAACGACCGGACGGCGACGGCCTGATCTTCTCGGCCTCGACACCCTCCGATTGGCGCAGTCTGGCGAACGTGCGCGCGAGCCTCAGACGCGCTGGCCTTATCATAAATGGAGGCCAGCCCCATGGCGAGAGATGATGACGACCATATGCCCGGCAACGTCACGACCCGCGACACAGCCAGGGCGTTCCGCGGTACGCAGGGGCGTCTCGTCCCGCCGCGCCCGAACGCGCCTTTGCTCTATGGCACTGATGGTGCGCCTCGCATGAGTGACGCGATGGAGAGGTATCTCGCGGAGCCCCATGAGCGCATCGAACGCCGTAGCGATCTGCCCGCGCCTCTGTCGTTCGCCGATGCCTGGGCGCGGCTACACGCGGAGGAGCCACCCCTTGCTGTCGCCGTTGAGCAGACGGTTATTCATCGGTTGACGGTGCGCGATGCGGCGCTGGTGCTTGGCTGCGGATCGGCAACGGCCGCCCGCCGCAAAGGCGCCGGGTTGGCCGCGCTCTCCATCTGGACGGGCCTTCCTGTCCTTGCTGTGGCACGCCAGGTTGAGACATTGACAGCATGATACAAACATGATATGGTTATAGCATCAAGCGGTGTCTTCAAGGGCGGTTTCCATGCGGGAGCCGCCTTTTTTGTGTTGTGCGGAAGGAGACGGGGACTATGGTAGCCGAGACAGACACGCGGCGCGGAGCACCAGGCAGGCCGGGAGGATCGACACTCCAGCCGGCGCGGCCGCTCCTGATACAGGTGCGTGTGACCCCTGGCGAGAAAGAACGCATCCTCGATCTAGCCAGGGCGCAAGGGGCCGAGAATATGTCCGCGTACATGCGCCGCTGTGCGCTGCGTCCGCTCAATGATGGGCCACGTTCGGCGGCGTAGCAGGAGGTCGTTATGGTAGACAATCAAAACGAACAGGTCCTGGCTAGTGTCATGGCCGAGGAACGGGCGGCGGCCGCGCGCGTCGCGGCGATCAGCGCCCGCCGGAGCGAGATGGCGCGGGAGGCATTGGCCCTTCAGCAGCAGTTGGCACGCCACCCGCGCCGGGCGTGCCAACAATGCCGGGACACATCGGCAGCCCTATCCGGCGTTAGCTGACATACAGAGGCGAAGGAATAGCACACATGACGAGTGAGCCTATGAACGGCATCCCACGGGCACAGGTGTTAACGGCTGAGTGCCTGCACCTCCTGGCCGAGGGGCAGGCACTGAAAGAGCGACTGGGCGAGCTGGAGCAGGGCCACCGTGAGGTGATGCAGCCCCGTTACTACTTTTTGTGGCGGCTCTTGGGCAGCCAGCGGGAGGTCGTCGAGCGCGGGGAGGCGCCCGATTGGACGGCTATACAGACGGCGGCCTCGGCGTTGATTGAGTACTGCGGTATCCACTTTCAAATGGTCTGTGAGCTGCACAAGACCATCGCGGCCTATATGACTGTCGCGGAAATGGCATTGCAGGTAGCGTCAGAAGAGATTGAGGCCCGCGCCGCTAGCCTCGTCGAGGAACGAGCACTGTCACCGCGCGCCGTCGCCGACGCGCCTCTGCTGCACTAAAAGGACGGCGCATTTATGGGAACCTGGGCTTTTTCGCCGTCCTATGATCTGACTATTTCACGCAAAAACCCCAAGGCCGGGACGCGTGGCCAGCCGGACACGTTGTCGTGGCAATTGCGTACCCTCTCCGAGTTCCAGGGTCTGTTGGCGACGACGAACACGTCGAGCCAGGCCACCATCACCCTGCACGACCCCACGGGCACGCTGATGGATACAGTCGCCCCGCAGGCCATGGACGCCATAACAGTGCGCCTGCGCAATCGTCGGGGGGTGTGGGCGGGCGCATGGGCCGGCTACGTCGATGAGTGTCACGAGATACACGACCCCGCACAGGGCCGCACCGTGACGCTCAAGTGCCGTGGCCCCTACAAGAAATGGGAGGTGGGCCGCCAATCGGCGGGGGACGTCCTAGCCCTCGCCATGGCGAGCATGCGCAACGTGGCCGGCGCGGAAGTTGTTAGGTACTCGGCGCGCGCCGTGGGCTATAACCCGGCCAACATTACCTTTGACCCAGTGGCCGATAGCGGCACGGGTCTGTACCCGTCCATCGCGCAATCCACGATGGTCAACCCGGATCAGCAGACATGGAGCGCGCCCGTCCAGCAGATGCTCGCCTCGTCGGGCCTGGAGTTCTTCTTCGATGAGGACGGCTACGGCCACTATCGGCGCGTGGGTTTCTTGGGCAGCGGGCAAAAATACATACCACAGATCCCGTTAGAGGACGTGCTGCACGCCGACCTCGGGACGGGCGACACGGGTCTCGTCACAAGCGTTGAAGTTCGTTGGGGTCCGTTCCCTGTCACCGGCAAGACGGCGGCGCACGCCTACGCGCCGCAGAGCATGGCCGACCAGTTGGGGACGCGCCCGCTGGTCATTCAGGCACCGTGGATACTTGGTGGCTCCAGCGCGAGCGTCCTCGCCAACGCCGCGAATAATCAAGTCCCCGCGGGTGCGCAATTTCTGGCCGAGACACTTTTAGACCAATACGCGAGCGGCGCCGCCACCGCCTCCGTCATCGTCATAGCCGATCCCGCGCAATACAGGGTAGGCACACTGGTCGATATGCCGGGTGTCCGTAAGGGCCAGGGCGTCACGCGCTACTATATTTCATCGTGCACGTACCTGTGCCAGTGGGGATCTCAGTGGGTGCAGACCCTCGGCCTCAATTATGGGCGGGCGCCGGGCAACAGGTTCCCCTATGTGGACGGTATTGCTTATCCTGTTTTAAAGGTCGACCCAGCCTATGGACCACAGAGCAACATCCCGTTCCTGGCCTTCGACCCCACGAATACGGCCAAGGTCACGACGCCGTTGACGGTGCAGGCCCAACCCGGCCTCGCCACTAACCAGGCGTCATCTTCCTCACTGCCGGTGGGCGCCGTCATCGAGTTGCGGCAGACGGTGAGTGGTGGCGGGCAATGGGTCGGCCCGTCGCATCAGTATACGGTGGTGGCCGCGCCCGACACGCAAGACCCCGGTGTGATCGGCCTCCAGTCGGGCAGCGGCACGGCCTACGCCACCGTTATTACCTACGGGTCGGGTGATACGGGCAGCGGCACAGGCACGGGCGACGGGTCAACAACGACTACTTCGTTGATACAAGGCCCCCCGACGCGGGCGCAGGGCACGGCGTCTAATGGGCAACCTGTCAGTACATCGTTGACTCTTGATAGCCCACCGAACACACTGGCGCAACGCGCATTGGCGGCAGCGTTAAAACATAATGGCGCCCCCTATTCGAGTTTCCACGCGGGTCCAACGCATTTCGATTGTTCCGGGCTCGTGGCCGCCGCGTTCGGCGCGGTCGGCTTCCCCCTCGTCACGCAGAACAACTGGTCCAACGACGGCGAGAATGGCGACGAGGGGCAAAATGGCGGACCCGACGGGGAGTTCTACTACTTTCTCAATCATGGCGCCGTGGAGTATCTGAGCGTGGATGACGCACAGCCTGGTGATCTCATCTTTTGCTGGTCGCTAAATTATAAGTATCAGCGCGGCTTTAGCCATATCGCTTTTCTTCTGCGGCCCGGCGTCAGTTTTGGCGGCAATAGTCCGGCGCTTGGAGTCAGCCCCATCGCCATCGCGGGTTTCACCAGTGACGCCGGGTCACCATTCAATCGCGCCTTAAACATGAGCCGCATCCATCTGTAGCAGGGAAAGGGCGTCTATGTCCATCGACGCACGCGATGTCCACGAGGGCACATCAAAGAGCGGCCTCGTCCTCAACGTCACCATCCTCTATCTCGCTCGCACACGAAAGGACACAGGACATGGACGACATCACCCGGCTAATCGCCGAGGCCCATAGGCAATGCTGGGGCGTCGAGAGGCGGCGCTCAGGCCATTTCATGCTCACGCCGCCGGCGAGGGCGGCCCATACTGCCGGGTCACATCGACGCGTCAATTCGGCGTTAGTCCGCACGCGTAGAGGAGGGCCTAACGGCCAATGAGCACGATAGACGATTTCCTGCGCGACGCGTCGCCCTCTCAGATCGCGCCCCTGCTCACCAGCCACGACAAGGCGACGCAGGCCCGCGTCATTGTGGAGTGGGCGCGGGGGCGTCACCAGGACCTGGCAGAGCGGGTCCGGGCCTGCCATCGCATCGCCGGCAGCGTGACGGACGGCTACCACGGGGGGCGAGCCGCCGAGCCGCGAGGATCTAGAGGTAGCGGTCGTCCGCCTGATGGCCGTGGTCATCGACCTGTACGCCTTATCGCGGCAGACCATCGCGGCGTGCGATGCCGCGATCCCGTCGCGGGACGACTAGGCAGGAGAGGAGGAGAAGATGCCCCGTATCTGCACGATCTGCGCGCATGATGACCGCAAGGCTATCGAGCGCGAGATTGTGGCCGGCACGTCAGCGCAGAAAATCTCCGCGCTACTCCGCGTTTCAGAGGATGCCGTGCAACGCCATAAAGCGGAACACCTACCCCCCCAGCTGGTCGAAGCGCGGAAAGCGACCGACGACGCGCAGGCGCTCGACGTGATCACGCAACTACGCACCATCAACGGAGCGTCCTTGCAGATTCTGTATAACGCCCGGCAGGCGCAGGACCCGCAGACGGCGCTCAAGGCGATCGACCGTATTCAGCGCCAGGTCGAATTGCAGGCCAAACTCCTCGGCCAACTGGACGAACGCCCCCAGGTCAACGTGCTGGTGAGCCCGGAATGGACGCAGGTGCGTACGACGTTGCTCGTGGCGCTGGCGCCCTACCCCGACGCGCGGATGGCCGTCGCTGACGCGCTCACACGTCTCGACGCGCCCGTGGTTGCGGGGAGAGGTGCCTGATAATGACCGTCACGATGGCGTCCGATCTGGCCGTCGCCTTCGATCCCGTGCTCTTCGCACGTAGCGCCGGCATCGAGCCGGACCCCTGGCAAGCGCAAGTGCTGCGCAGCGCGTCCGATCGCTTGTTGCTCAATTGCTCGCGGCAGTCTGGGAAGAGCTTTATCACGTCGATTCTGGCGTTGCACGGCGCGCTGTACACACCCGACAGCCTCATCCTGATGCTCAGTCCGAGCTTGCGGCAGTCGGGCGAATTATTCCGTAAGGCGCTCGCGCTCTACCGTGGCCTGGGCCGTCCGGTGCCGCCTGAATCGGAAACGGCCCTGACGCTGACGCTCACTAACGGGTCGCGTATCGTCAGCTTGCCTGGCACCAAAGACGGCACGGTGCGCGGTTTCTCCGGCGTGAACCTCATCGTCATCGACGAAGCCGCCTGGGTCCAGGACTCCCTGTACCTGTCCGTGCGCCCCATGCTGGCCGTGAGTGGTGGGCGCCTGGTGGCCCTCTCGACGCCGTACGGCACGCGTGGGTGGTTCTTCAATGCGTGGCGGGGCAGCGAACCATGGGAGCGCTACGAAGTGCCGGCGACCTTATGCCCGCGCATCGCGTCCGCGTTCCTTGAGGAAGAGAAACGGAACATGGGCGAGTGGTGGTTCGCGCAGGAATACCTCAATCAGTTCCTGGAATCCGAAGCGCAGCCGTTCGCCCGTGAGGACGTCGAGCGCGCCTTCGACGCCGACACGGAGGCATGGGACCTATGAGCGCACTCACCGTGGGCGTCGATGTTGGACAAGTCCACGACCCGACTGCAATCGCTGTGGCTGAGGCCACCCCGTCCGTCCACGCCGGGCGTGGTGAAGACCGCTATATCGTGCGCCATCTCGAACGATTGCCGCTTGGCACGCCCTATCCACAGGTCGGGGAGCGGCTCGCCGCCATCGTCGCGGGAGCCCGTCGGCGAAACCCCGGCGTCACGCTCTACATGGACGCAACAGGGGTTGGTCGTCCCGTCGTCGATCTACTCACCCAGGCCGGCATGAGACCACACGCGGTCTATTTCGTGGCTGGTGACGACCTAGTGGTGCGCCCCGACGGCAGCATCGCGCTTGGCAAGGGGTGGCTCGTCTCCCGGCTCCAGGCGCTGCTGCATGCGGGGCGGTTATCGTTGCCGCACACGCCCGAGGCGCGAGCGTTAGCCAGTGAACTTTTGACCTACGAAATCAGGGTGCGGCCAAACGGGGGGACGTCGTTCGGGGCATTCCGCGCCGGCACGCACGACGACCTCGTGACCGCGGTGGGCCTGGCTGTCGTCGATGCCAGGTCACGCCCCGTTCAGCAGCGACGGGAAGGACGGATGACGGCATGGGACCAATCACGATCGGCCTGAAGGTGGGCCAGCGCACGGAAGCGTCAGGGATCGCCGTGGCCGAACAGATAGAGTTCCCTGAGGGCAGTTGGGCGGTTGGGTCATTCAAGATTCGTTTCCTGGTCCGCCAGCCGCCCGGCACGCCCTACCGCGCCATCGCACGGCGCTTGGGCGAGACGGTGGGCAACATCCTGAACCTCACGGGCGGCGCCCTACCAGGGCTGGCGATCTACGCCGACGTGACCGCGCTGGGCGAGCCTGTCGTCAACATCCTGCGTGAGGGCGGGTATGACCTGATTCCCGTCTATTTCACGCACGGCGACCGTCGCGTTGTGCATCCGACGGGTGCGGTGGTCCTCGGGAAAGCACACCTCGTCTCTCAGCTTCAGGTGCTGCTCCAAACCGGCCGTCTGAAGCTGCCGCGCACCCCCGAGGCTGAGACGCTCGCCCGTGAGCTCATCGACTACCAGATTGACGCCGACCAGGTGGACAACCTGCGCGAGGGCGCGTTCAGCGTCGGCACCCAGGACGTCCTCGTGACGGCGCTCGGTCTGGCGACACAGGGCTTCCCTGAGGCGGAGACAACTGAAGTTGTCAGCCTCGCCGAGCAGTTCGGTATCGCACGCTATTCCATCGACCGGCGGTATGGCTATGAGGGTATGGGCGAGCCATTCGCGTCGTACGGCTCGCCCTACGGCGGTATGGACGACCCACTGGCGGAAGGCTGGACCATCGACGATAGGTACTGAAACGATAGCAGAAGGAGACAGGAACATGGCACAAGGCATCATCGTACGAATCGTCACGGATCGGGGTTTTGGGTTCCTGAAACCGCTTGATGGTTCGAACGACGGCAAAGACATCTTTTTCCACGCCAGCGCGCTGCACGGCATCGACTTCAGCGCGCTGACGCTGCACGATCACGTCACATTCAAGATGATGGACGACCCGCGTGGGCGCGGCGCACGCGCCATCGCCGTGGAGCGCACCGGCCCGCTGACCAAGGCCGCCCAAGCGGCAACGTCGACAGACCGCTGGCCGACAGAAGTGGCGCCGGTTGTGGACGACGATGACGACGATAACAGGTACGATTGGGGGCAATCGGCATGACGACGAGCACACAACAAGACGAGGGCACCAGTGACAACCCCGCCCTGACACGCATTGCGCCCTGGGAGGCCGACCCGCGCTGGCCCGTCGTTGCGAGCGCGACCCCACCGCGCTTCATCGTCAAACTCGCCGGCCCGCCTGAGGCGGCGACCCTCTTCGCGAAGGCGCGCGGCGACAAACGCCTCATGCAGCAGCAGATCGAAGTCGCGCACGCCGAAAAGATCAACGCGGCGCGTGCCATCTTCAATGCCGGCGACTCGACACGCAAGGAGTTGCAAGCCGCTACCTATCAAGCGGACGCCGAGAGGATCGCGCGCGAGGACCGGCTGGCCGTGTTCGACGAGTACACGCGGGATGCAGTCATCGCGCGCGCGCGACAGGCGGCGCAGGCCGCGAACGAGCGCTCCTGGCGCGCGTCTATCGCCGCGTGGCAACGGCAGCCGTAACCACCCCATCGTAGAAGGGCCTAGCGTGGCCCGAGAGAGAGAAAACGCCATGGCACTACGTGATTACCCATCAGCTCAGGACGCCCCGCGGAGCGCGTTACACGCGCTGCTACAGCCCTCGTCGCCCATCGGGCAACGGTTAGCCGCGCTCGATGCCGCGCGGGAGGCGCGCATCAGTCAGCTCCATCGAGCCGCAAGCCTCCGCTGGGAAAGTCGCGGCCGGTTGGCCCGTCAGCACCTGATCGACGGCACGGTGGACATCGGCGCCTACCGTCGGGAGATCGCCGACGCGGAGGATGCCCGTCAGCGTGAGGAACGGGACGTGCCGCCGGCGGTGGACCGCTCGGCGCTGCACGAGAAGGCCATGGTCGTCGCGCAAGAGGCGGCGGCCCGTTACTATGACCGCGCCATCGTGGAAATCGAGCAGCACCAGAGCGCGTGGACGCCGGCGACGGTTGAGCAGATCGCGGGAGGGAACGACGATGACGCAGTATAACGCCGACATGCTCGATGCCCTCGACCGTCGCGTGCAGTCCGTGGGCGCCCCGGCACACGCCGCGCTCGGCCCGGTGTTCCTGCCCGCGCCCCTGACGGCGACGCCCGAGGAAGTACGCGCCGCGCAAGGCCCGACCTTCACCGTGAGCATCACCCGCGACGCCCAGGCGTTCATCGACGCGCGACGGGCGGCGCGCGATACGGCGCGTGGGCGGGTGCTCGACACGTACCGCTCGGACAGAAAACCGGGCGCCGAGGATCGCCGTGTCGCGGGGCTAGCGGCCATTACGGCGACGATCCCGAACCGTCACGAGGCTGAGGAGCGCGCGGCCGTCGCCGTCGCCGTCGCCGTGGAAGAAACGTGGACCCGCGTGCTCGCTGAGCTGCGCAGCCTGTATCCGAACGATTAACACAAGGAAAACCATCATGACCGAAGATTTGATGCGTGACCTGTACGCCCCGATCGTAGCCATGGCCGCCGTGCGTGAGACCGCCGGCCCCGAGGACGTCGGCACGGCTGTTATCCGCGAGGCGAAAGCCGACCTGCGCACGCGCTACCGCCTGACCGATAGCCAGGCTCAATACGTCGTCGATCGGGCGGTGCCCTCCATCTGGGAAAGGTGGGAGGAGACCGTAACGCGCGAGGCCCGCGCCTACATTGAGACCCTCCCCGAGCCGCTAGGGCCGGTCGGGGCCGTCCGGTTCTGGGACTCGTTGGTAGCCGCGAGGGGTGGCCGGTGAGCGAACGCGCGGACCTGACGCAGGGCGGGACGCTCATCCGCGTCGAGGGCGCCACTTTGGGCGAGGTGCCCGAGCAGAGCACACCTCGCCATGATTACCTTGACACATACGTGTCATGGACAGTGAGACGAAAAGCGGCCACCCAACGCGCCAATCGGACCATCCGCACGCGTGGAAGGGCGTCACTACCGGCCAGCCACGCCGCGAAATCATCTCATTGCCCACTGCAAACATGTGTCAAGGTAATCGTGGCGAAGTGTCGAGCAGGGCATGACCTACAACAACGCCGCCGCACGTCTCTCCGCGTCCGAGGAGCCCACGCCAGGGCGGTGGCCGCTTTCAGCAGGGGGGGCGGCGGATGGTGAGGACGCCGAGGATGATTGGGGCGAAGGGACGCATCTCACTTTTGCGGACGGGGTAGATCGTGACGGTCGCCCCTGTGCGGTTGATGTCTGTGTGCTCGACGATGATACGGCCGCCTGACCTACATTAAGATTTGGAGATGTTTTTGTGTTTAGCACTGAATTGGAACCGGGTGGCAACGTTCACGCGGTCATCGTCACGCCCACGGGCATCTATCCCGGCACGGCGCTCGTTGATCCTACATGGCCCTAATGTAGCGAAGGCCGAAATTTCGGCAAAGTAGCAGCCGCCTGACCGTCCTTACACGCGTCTAATGTGTCCGGCGAGATGTGGACCAGCCCTGAGAGGTTCGCTTTACGCATTTGACCGTGAACAGAGCGCCCCGTCGTACCCTCTCCACCCCTGTAAAACCAGACGTAACCTCGAAAAGTTCGCACTAGCGTCATTCTACGACGTTCCAATTGCAGTGGATGGGTGTTCGGGTCTCAAACTGGCAATGAACGCCGTTTCAGTTTGCCGTTTTTTCCGCCTTCGCTACGTTAGGGCCTACATCGGGCAATCCCTATGCGGCCGTGGTGAGTGGCGCCACGGTCCTGACTCAGGCGAGTGCCGTGCAGACCACGAATGGCGTGAGCGCAAATCTGCCCGTGGCAGGCTATCGCGAATTGCTGGTCGAGGCGAACGTGACCGCCGTTTCCGGCACGACGCCCACTTTGACGCTTGCCGTTGACAGTCTGGGCGCGGACGGCGTGTGGTACACGCTGTGGACCTCGGCCGCTGTGACCGCCGTGGGACAGACGGTCGCGCATCTCGGCGTTGGCGCGGCCACGAATGTCGCGTTTGGCGCAACGGTGCGCCTGCGCTGGACGATGGGCGGCACGACGCCCTCGTTCACCTTCTCGGTGTCAATCATCGGGAAGTAGCGCATTGGCAGCGGGCGCCGGTAGGACAGTCGGCGCATTGTACGGCGCCGACGTGCGCGCGATCGGTCGCGTACACTATGCTTGTCGCGTGGAGCTGCACGGACAGGGCTTGTGTCGGTGTGGCCGGGCGACGGGGTGAGGCCGTCGGTGTGTCTGCTGCCATTTGCGCGGCCGCCGATGGCTCCCCTCAATCTGATGGGTAAACTTGACGGCGGTCTAGATTGTGCAGTACAGTAGATCAACCATGTTCTACGTTGTTTTATAGTAGTCGGCGAGGGATTCTACCACGAGAGAATAGGATGCGACGTGAATGAGCCGCACTGGGTTGTCCGTGGTGGCATTGCTCAAGCGGCAGATTTGCAGAATGGTTATCGAGAGCACCTTGCAGTGCCGGGATTATCGGGGTTTTCGGTTCAAGCACATCCGGTTTTAAGCATAGATGAACTTGCTGCCGCGGGGCAGTTCTCCAATCGACAAATTAGCTATGTTGCACATGATGACCTCGTGGCAGCCGCTCAATCCTGTGGATATAACGTTTCAATTATTCCTAGCCCCGGTTGGGGATACCACCATACAGTCACGGCATCAACAATGGCAGGGAGCGCACTCGCGGATTTGCCGGATGATTTGGCGACCGCGTTGAGTGCGTGTTTTATGCGGATGCCGAACCCTGCTCCAAGACCATAAATGAGGATGTGTGTTATGCCGGCCCGTATTGCGGTGGACTTCAATACGATGATGATGGACCCCAAAGAGAGGGTGTACATTGCCAAAGAAGGATCTGCACGACCAAAGGACCATGAGGTTCTGGAGATTTTACACCTTGGTCAAAGTGCCATACTCCTCTACGACGGGGAGATGGAGGTCGTAGCCACTCCCGAATTCGACACAGAATATCGGGTATGGTTTGGGAGGCCTGACTGGTCAACGCGGCGTGAACTGTCCATGTCCCACTAATAGATGCTAACGACTGCCAACACCGGCCGCCCGATCCCGTGCTGGGCGTGTCTCAAGCCCGCCCACGAGGCCATCGACGGCCATCCCTACTGCGCCGCTTGCATCGAGGCCAGCGTCCCGCAGCAGACGCGTTACCTCCCCGGCCAGGAAGACAGGCGCGCCGCTGGCAACGGCGGCACGGACTGGGGCGGCGATCCCAGCGTTGACCCGCCCGCGGCGCGCTGAGAGGCCGCCTGCGCCGTTCCCGCGTCACCTAGCGCCTTGGAACCGTTGGACGACTGCGCGCTGTACGCGGCTCGTCGTCGCCTCTAGTAGCTATCGTGGTCATTACAACGGCTGGTGCCGGACGTTCCTTTATGGGAACTGTCGGGTGCCAGCCCTTTTTGCGTTCCAGACAGCCCGCGCGGCGTTAGACTCTACCCAAATAGGCTTGATCCATAGGGGTCAGCCGGTAGATCATCCAACACAACGCCGGCGACTGGGCGCGGACAGTGGTCGTCGGAATCCCGATGCCCCCGCGCGGCTGCCCGGTCAGCGCCAATGGCCTGACGGCGCTGTGCCGCCCAGTCGCCACCCTCCACAGTGCGGGAGGCCGTTGCAAATTGCAACGCCTTAGCACCTTTACCTGTAGGCAAGGCACCTCCATCGACGGCAGCACTGTTCCCTGTCCCGCCCCCCTCGTCCACACTCGTCCTGGCCTCGTCTACAACGTAGGTGTTGCAATTTGCAACGGGGGTATGCGTGCCATGCGCTTCGACGCGGTCGGTTATCTCGGCTTCCGCCGTCATGCCGGCCGCGCCGTCGTCATAGTCTGAGAGCTTGATAACGTGCGTCTTGTCTTTCATGATGTCGCCGCAGGATAGGCAGGCGATGCGTACCCGCGTGGAGCGCTCGAACGCGGTTCCGCCGCAACTCGGGCAGGGACGTAAGCGTTCGGTGGCACGCCGCGGCGAGTCGAACGCGAGGACCTTGTCGCGGGAAATCTCGTGTGGCATGGTGGGGGGCAGCGCGTACAGGTGGCGTCCCTGCTCATCCGGCCGCTCCTCCCGCGCGATGAGGCCGACGCGCACGAGCTGCGCCATCGCATGGGAAACCGTGCTGTCGGACGCTGAGTTGGCCGCGATCGCGGCGCGATACAGCGGCACCGGATGCGTGGAGAGCGCGCCCCGATGGGCGGCGCGAATATCCAGGATCGCGTTCGTGTGGCAGGTGCGGTCCGTCGCCGTGAGCACCGGGCGGGCGCGCTTGGCGGATGGGTCGTCCTCGGGTGTGATGACAGCCGCGTGCTTGCTGCCGCGTGCGATAAGGTCCAGGTAGGTGTTCGCGGCGTAGAGTTGCTTGGTTGTCTCCAGGTAACGGCGGGCCAGGCGGGGATGCGGCATAGCCAGTGCTTTACCCAGTAGGCGCTCGTCCGTGGCCAGTTCCACCGGGGGCATCTCTTCGTCACCATTATCCGCGCTGTCTTGTCCGACGGCGCGGAGTTCATCGGCCACCTGGCACGCCAGGGCGCGCACGCTGGGGTCGTTGAGGCCGGGCCGCCTGACCAGGACGATTAAGCCCGCCGCGATCTCTATGAGACGTTCAGCGAGTTCGGAGGGTGGAGCGTCGACGCCGAACGGTGGGATATGATGAGTGTGGGCGGCGGCGCTCATCGGGCGCCCCCTAGCGCCGCGGCGGGCGGTTGTGCTACAGTAGAGATGGACATCCGATACCTCGGTTTCTCTAAAGGCCGGTCGCACACAACCTCCCGCGAAGATGGCGTGTACGATCGGCCTTTGGCGTGCCTGCGTCAAAACGGGGGCAGGCTCCCGTCCTCTCCCTCTTTTCCGTCCCCTCGTCTATTCGTCACCAGCGCCCGTGTCTTGCGATGCGGCGGCTTGCTTGTGCTCCCGCAACCACTGAATGAGCGCCATGCGCGCGAGAACGGTGGGACGTGTTCCATTCTCCTCCGCTTGCCGCTCCAGCTCGGCGGCCCACTCATCGGGCAGCAACACCTGGGCACGGTAGGTCATTTTCTTTTCCCCTTCGTTCAGTCTTGGCACAACAAACACACCTCTAGTATACTCTAAGGAGAGTATCTTATACTCATTAGCGAGCGGTTCTGCTATCTACAGCATAAGCGAGCGCGATTCCATGCATGGAAGGAGGGGCATACGACGAGACGGAAGGAAAGAGAAAAGGAGCACGACAAAGGCCGGCGCTGTGTGACCAGCCCGGCCCGGTGGAAGCAGCCCGTTCGACACAACCATAATCGAGTCCTCGCACATGCTTCACCCAACTTTACCATAACGGGTACGGTGTAGCGACGACAGCGACAACTACCTCATTACTGGCGCTCAGTGACCGCCCCTGTGTTACCGCTGGGACGACACACGCAGCGAGTAGACAATAGACAGAGAAAAGAGGCACAGACCCATGTTGCATCTCATCCCGCATCTTACGACGGTCGCACTGTTCATCTTCGCCGACGCCTGGACGGACGGCCTGGGCAAGGTCAAGACGATTTATACCGAAGTCGCGCCGTACCTGATCGGCGCGGTCTGGTTCGGGACCGGTGTCCACCTGTGGCTGGCACAGCACCAGGCGAAGCAGCACCTCGCCGGCGCGGCTTTGGCCAGCATCATCCTCGGCGGCGCCGACGCCATCGCACTCACCATCAAGTAGGGGGCACGATGACACAGAAGCATCGGACCCCGACGACGCTGGATCTCGCCACGCGGGTCGGGCGACTCACGCTGGGCCACGTTGCCGCCATCCTGGTCGGTGGCCTGACCCTGCTGGGGCTGGGACAGCTCACGGCAGGCGTGCATGACCTGGGGCACCACTTCGCGCTCGTGGTGTTCCCGACCATCCTGGTGTGCGCGCCGATCCTGGCCCTGACGCGGGGCGGGATCGAGCGCTACCCGCAACAGTCCACGCGCTACGCCGGCCGCCTCATCGCCCGTCAGACGGGCCGGGCAGCGCGGGCCAGCATCGACCATACCACCCGCGTGACACGGTTCGGCGCCAGCAAAGGAAAGGAGGGCTACTATGCGTGTCGTACGCGGGCGCGGCAGGGTCGCACACGTTGACGCTGGCGGCCTCGTGTGGGGCAGTGACGGCGTGGCGCGTCGCTACGTGCGCGTGGAGGGCCTCCTACTCGACGGGATGGGCCTGGGTGAGCAGGACGACCGCGCCGCGCTGTGGTCGTTGATCGGGGCCAGCGTGCCCCACAAGGGCGCGCTCTCCGTGCTCATCGAGAACCTGCCCGCGGACGCGCCCCGCATCGTGCGGGATCTCCGGAGTCAGCTAGCTCCGGTTCCACACACGCCGGAGCTGGGCGCGCTCGGCGAACGCCTGCTGGCCTGGTGGGAGGCGCGCTTAACGGCACAGCAGACGGAGATAACGGAGCTACAGGAGGGCGTCGAGTCAGAACCACGAGGAGCGCCGCCGCGCCACGTCGCCACCCTCGTCTACCACGTCATCGTGTCGCCACCGCCGGCGCAACAGGGGTTCCCCGACGCGGGGCCGCTCGGCCGGTTAGAAGCGGCCACGGTGGCGCTGGAGCAACGCCTGATCGCGCTCGGCGCCACGCCCTATCGCCTCGACGCCGCCGGCGTGCGTGCGGTCCTGGCGCGGCAGCAGATCACCGTCAACGCTGGCGGTGGCCGCCTGGTCGAGCCCGCGTCGGAGGAGCATGTGACCGCGCTGCGCATCCAGACGCCTGACGGACGGGATGTGTGGGTGCGCTCGATCTTCCTGGTCACACCACCACCGGAGACAAGCCCCGGCTGGATGGAACGGTTGATCGCGTGGGAGGAGCCGCACACAGTCTTTGTCACCCTGCGCGGCTTGAAGAAGCGCCGCGAGCGCAAGCGGCAGGAGTGGCGCCTACGGTTGCTGTCAGCCTCGGCGACCGCGACGAACGTACAGGGAGACATCGCGCAGGCCGAGGCGCGGACGCAGGCCACGCGCCTCTACGAGGCCACGCAGACACTTATGCGCGTGGGCGTCTACGTCCGGCTGGAAGGCGCGACGCAACAGGAGGTTGACGCGCGCGCCGCGCGGTTGCTGACCATGCTCAAGGATGATATGTCCATCGAGCCGGGTTACGCCTGGACGCATCAGACGCCGTTGTGGCGCTCCGTCGCGCTGGGGTGCGACCTGGCGGGCAGCACCTACCGCTGGGACTCGGACACCTGGGGCAACGCTCTACCGCTGCTGCGGCACTCTCCGGGCACGCGGGCCGGTATCCCCTTCGGCACGACGGACACGGCCGGCGCGCTGTTCACCCTGAGCCTGGAAGATAGCTCGCTCTATAACCGCATCATGTGCATCTTGGGGCCGACCGGGCGCGGCAAATCGACGCTCCTGGGCAAGATCATTCTGTGGATGCTCTTGCGCGGGGACATGGCCACGGTGGTCGACGCGGTGGGCGGCCTGGCGCCGCTCTGTGCCATCGCTGGCGGCGCGATCGTGCGCCTGGGCGGGCCGACGAGCGCGACACTCAACGTGTGGTCGGGGCAGCGCGCGATGCCAGAGGACGCCGCCGAGCGCGTCAAGTTCGTGACGACGGCGCTGGACCTGCTCCTGGGCGGGGTCAGCGGCGACGAGAAGCCGCTGCTCTACGAGGGCGTCGCGGCCGTCTACGATGCGTGCCCCGCCGCGGCGACGCCGGTTATGAGTGACCTAGCGGCCTGGCTGCGGCACATGGTCGACGCGACGGACCTGTACCAGAGCGGGCAACTGGACCCGCAGGACCGGCGCACCTACCGCTCCTTGCTGTGGAAGCTACGCCCCTACGTGGGGACGGGGATGCACGCGCGCCTGGTCGATGGACCAGACTCGCTCGACGTGCTGCACCCGCCGCTGCTGGTGCTCGACACCGAGCCGTTACACCAGGAGCCGGCCGTACGCGACTTCGCCGTGTTCACCGCCCTCTCCGTGGTCCAGCGGCGGCAGGCCGAGGCGCGGCGTCGGAGCACGCTACAAGGGCGTGGCACGGCTGACCACCTGACCGCGCTCGAAGAAGCGTGGAGCCTGCTGGCGAACGAGGACGCGCGCGGGTTTATCGCACGGACCGGGCGCACCGGGCGCCGTAACGGCTCGATTGTGGCCTTCGTCAGCCAGGAAGTCGCCGACATGACCGAGAACCGCGAGGCGGCCACGTTCTTTACGCAGTCGTCGATCAAGTTCCTGGCGGGCCTGGAGGACAGCGGGCAGCAGACGGAGAGCAACCCGCGCGTGTGGCTGGCACAGAAACTCAACCTGGCCCCGCATGAGGTCACCAAGGCCACGTCGATGGTCGGCGTCAAGGGCACGTATCACCCCATCTTCGTGAGCCGCCGCGACCGCACCAGTCCGCGCGATCTCCACGGCGTCGCGCGGATCGAGCTATCGGAGGAGGAGGCCGTCTTGCTCGAAACGAACCCTGACGACGTGCGCGTACGCGACGCCTGGGTAGAGAAGAACGGCGGCGACGTGGCGGCGGGGATCTTCGCCTACGCCGACTATAAGCGCGCCGAGGCACGCCGGCAGTACGAGATGCAGCAAAGGAGCGCGGCGGGATGATCACCACACGACACACGATTCTGGGCGCGCTGCTCGCGGTCCTGCTCGCGGTCACGCTTGCCGGGTCGAGCCTGACGGCGGCGTGGGCGACCGCGCCCCAAACCCCGGCCCCGCCACCGACCGTGGCGATCCTGCCGTCGCCGTTGGAGGCGACGGCGACGAGTACACCACGCCCCTCGCCGACCACGGTCCCGAGCGCGACGACGGTCCCCTCGCCGACCAACTCCCCGACGCCCGTCATCGGCAACGGAAGCGTGGGGCCGGGCACGTCGGACAACGGGTGCGCGGGGGGTATCCATATCGTGACGATCTTCGGGCAGCCCGTCTGCATGGACACCGGTGGGCTAATGGGCGCCGTGGGGACGGCGGCGCACGACGCCCTGAGCAGTGTGTCGATGGCCGCCTATACGGCGGCGGACGCGGCCGTGCTGACCAAACTCGCCGGCAGCGAGGACCTCACCAATAAGACGCGCTGGGGGGAGCTGATCGCCATGCAGGACCGGGCGGTGAGCCTGGAGAGCGAGGCGTTCGCCGTGGTGCTCGGGCTGGGTATCCTGATGATCATCTGGCCGCTGTTCTTCGGGGACGTGCGGCAAGGCGTGAGCCTGTTCTGGCACGCCGTGTTCGCGGAGATCGCCGTCAATGCCCTGCGGCCTCTGCTGCACATCGTGGCCCTGCTCGCCAGCGGCCTGGGGAAGCGCCTGGTGGGGCCGGGCCTGGCCGCCGATACGCTGACGGCGGCGCTGCACGGTCTCATCAACCCGGCGGTGTTCGCGATCGGCGGACTACTGCTCGCTATCGCCGGGATCGAGCGGTCTATCGCGCTCTACGCCCAGGAGTTCCTGTTCGTGGTCGCGCCGCTCATGATCCTGTGTGCGGTGTATCCGGGCACACGCCGCAACGCGATTCAGTGGATGGCCGCCTACGCCAACCTGGCGTTACTGGGGCCGGCCTTCGGGATCGCCGTCCGCCTGTTCCTCATCACGGTCTCGGCGACGGGCGGCAACACCATCACGATCCTGGGTGGCTTCTTTTTGGCCTGGAATAAGCGTAGCTGTCACCAAGTGCAAGGTATGTTGATAGATAGGCACGCAAGGTTAGCCGAAGAGGGCTGACAAGTACCGAGAATTACCAAGAGTCGGCTCTTGTTTAGGATTAGGGATGGTCGATATGGGCCTTACACCGCGTTAATGATTGCCGTAAGGTCTCAAGTGCCACGTCCAACACCATAATCGGCACTTTATCAACACCTTGAGCGTCCATCTATAAAGCTACATTGCCCCTGGTGACAGCTACGCTTATTCTGGGCCTTTTTCATCGACTTGGTGCCGGCGATCCTGGGCGCGCTGCTCGTGGCCGAGGTCCGGGGCATCGGACACGCGTTCGCCGAGCGCGCCGGGACAGCCGCGCAGGGCGCCATCGCGGCCGCATAGGAGGGTCACACATGATCGCGATAGACGATATTAGCCACAAGCGCCTCTGCCTGCGCTGCCACCGCTGGGGACCAGAGGAAGCTAACTTCTGCGGCCACTGTGGGCTCCAGCTACGGCCCCTCTTTGCACCGTCAGCGGTCCTCGACCAAGAGGCGCGCCGCCAACACCGACGTCGGCGGCGCATGGTGGCGGGGGTCATGTACGGCCCCATGGGCGCGCTCGGCGCGCGGCTTGGGCAATGCCTAACCGCCGGCCCCGACGAGGACAGGAGGGGCTGGTGAGCGGGGCACGGCGAGCCTCCGTGGGGCGCTCGCATGATGGGGGAGCGGGCCACGGAGGCCCCATCGAAAAAGCTCCCCCATCATGTCACAAGATAAAGGGGCATCCCTCCGTGTGACCGTCCGGGCGGCCACCACCAGCCCCTACGACGACGACGACACCCGCCGTTTCACGACGGCCATCAAGCGAGACAAGAGGGACACCGGCGATGTGGGATGCGCTCGGCGACACGTTAGACGAGGCCCGCGGGCTTGACCGAGCGAGCGACGCGGGCGCGCACTGCATCGTCGAGAGTCGCTACGTGCCCAGCGCATCCCCCCATGCACGGCAGCGGATGCAGGAGCAGGTCTAT